AAAAGTAGAGGAATTGTAGATTTGTTTGGTATATTTAACAAAACTCAAGAATATATAACTAGAAGAGCTGTGTTTTTAGCAAGATTAGATGAAGCTGTAAAAGCTAATGGCAAGTTTTATAAAAATAAAAATTTAGAACAATTAGTAAAAGATAACGAATTAAACTTAATAAGAACATCTGAAATTAATGTTGCTGTATCAAAATCATTAGAAGCAACATTTGCCACAGAATATTTACCAAATACTTTACCTGGAAGAATTATCAGTACTATTAAAAACGCTCCGTTTTTACTTACAAATATAATTCCATTTCCTAGATTTTTAATGAACGCCATTAAGTTTCAATATGATTATAGTCCATTACCAATTGTAACATTATTGAGTAAATCAGAACTAGCAAAATTAGCAAAAGGAGATACATCAACTTATAGTAAAGCAGCACTTGGTATGGGTCTTTTATATGCAGGATATGCTTTGCGTAATCAATCTTATGCAGGAGAAAAATGGTATGAATTTAAACTTGGTGAAAGAACTGTTGATGTAAGACCATTTAACCCATTTGCAGGTTATTTATATTTAGGAGATTTATATAAAAGAGTTCAAGAAGGAACACTTAGAGATGTTGATGTAAAAGGAATTGCTTCCGTATTATTTGGAATTAGAGGAACAACAGGAGTATATGTTATTGATTCATTACTTGATCTTCTTACAAGTCCAAAAGTAAATGCAGAAAGTGTAATATCATTTTTTAAAAAAACTGCAGGAGAAACATTAGCAGGATATTTAACTCCATTACAAAATTTTACTGATATATATACTCAATATTTTCCTGAAGCTAGAGCTGTTAAAGAAACAGGTGGTTCAGAATTTACAGGTGCATTTGCTAGAAGATTTCCAAGTTCTAATTTACCAACATTAACTTCTCCAACATCTTATATTGTAGATAAAAATGGAACACCAAGAGCTGCTCCAATTTATAAAGAAGATCCGCTATTAACTCAAGTTACAGGATTAAGTTTTATTTCAAAGAAAAATCCTGCTGAAAAAGAACTTGATAGATTAGGTTTTGATTACAGAGAAATATTTGCATCAACAAAAATACCTGAATTAGATAGAGCTTATAAAGATAAATTTGCTGTTGCTATTGGTTTTGGTTTATCAACAATTGTTAGTCAACCTCAATATCAAGCGTTGCCAGATTCTTTTAAATCTTTATATGTAAAGAAATATTTGGAATCTGCTAAATCAAGCACAAAACAACAAATGCAACAAGATACAAGTCTTGCTCCATATCTTATGCAAGTAAAAATAAACGACCTAGACAAAGATACTAGAAGAATATTGGATGAAGTAGTTGGTATGGACTATCTTGATAATCTTTTAAAGGAGTTAAAAAAAGTAAAATAAAATGAAGTCCCAGTCTCAAAGAAACAACGAACAGATCCTAATATTAAACGGAAAGATTAAGCTAGTAGATCAAAAGATTGACTTATTAATGAATAACCACCTAAAACATATTGAAGATAAGATTAATACTATATATAAGGTGTTATGGTTAGTAGTAACACTAAGTATAGGGGCATTAGCCGATCTCATAGTAAGAGTGTTAAGCAATTAAGTAAAAGTGCAATAGGTGCTATATCAGAATATGAAGCTATTTGTTCTCTTGTCAAACAAGGATATATGGTTGCAAAGTCAATTGACCCACAATGTATCTTTGACTTGGTTGCAATTAAACCAAATGGTACAGTAAGACTCATAGATGTTAAAACAAAATCATACCGCAAAAAAAACAATCACAATATTCACAGATCCCCAAATGAAAAGCAGAAACAACTTGGCGTTGAACTAATGGTTATGGATCAAAAAAATATTTTAAAAGATTTAGAACATAATAAAAATTTAGTAAAAGAAAATAAACTTACAGTTGAACAAAACAAATATAAGAAAAATAGAAAAGAACAAAAATGTTACAAATCATTCAAAGATTTAGTTGATGTTTTTAACAACAAAGAGAAGATGGATAGCGTCAAGTAAGTGTATTAATTATCTATACAACGATATTCGTTGTGTCTTATTAAACAATTGTAAATGTATTATGGATTACCAAGCAGTTAAAGATAGAATTAAAAAACATGAAGGTTTTAGGAATACTGTTTATTCAGATTCATTAGGTAAATCCACAATAGGTTATGGTCATTTATTAACTGAAGATGATGATTTTGAAGAAGGTATTCAATATGATAAATCTTTATTAGAAAATTTATTTGATAAAGACTTTAATAGATCTGCTTATAATGCAGAACAATTATTAGAAGGCATTGATATTTGTGATACTGCAAGAGAAATCATAGTAGAAATGGTATTCCAATTAGGTATTGGTGGTGTTTCTAAGTTTAAAAAAATGTTTGAAGCATTAAGAAAAAAAGACTATAATGAAGCAGCAAAACAAATGTTAGACTCTCAATGGAGAGTTCAAACGCCAAAGCGCTGTGAGGAATTATCAGATCTCATGCGTTCTTGCGCATAACCACTAGATAAAAATATGTTACCCATGTTAGGTGCAATAGCGCCATTAGCAAAAATACTATTCAATACGATTGAAAAATCTGTACCGGATAAAGATTTACAAGAAAAATTAAAAGCTCAATTAAACGAACAGTTACTTAAATCTTCTACTGAAGAATTAAAAGCAGCAGCATCTATCGTAGAAGCTGAAGCTAAAGCAGGTTGGTTCACAGCAAGTTGGAGACCATTGCTTATGTATGTTCTTATATTTGTTTTAGTATTTAATTATATCTTTGCACCAATAATTAAGATGTTAACAGGAGCTGTTGTAGGTTTTGATTTACCAGGCGATGTTTGGACATTATTACAGATTGGTCTTGGCGGATATGTAGTTGGAAGATCTGGAGAAAGTATTGCTAAAAGTATAGCTAACAGACCACAAAGCAAAGAATGATAAACTTATTTAAAAAGATAAATAACTTTTTAAAAGAATATATCACATTCAAACATGAACCATTAAAATACAAAAGAGTTATAAGATTTAAAAAAGTAATAAAAAAAAGAGGATTTAAAAAATAAGATGAGAAAGAACATTATACCAACAACTATAGTTTTAATACTATGCTTAATCATTAGTGCATCATCTCAAACAACGACTCAGAACAATGCTTCTGGTAGTAATACTTCTATTACTGGTGGCTATACTAGTACCTCTAATTCAACGTTTCAATCAGGTTCTTCATCTAATTCTACTACAACAACTAATTCTACCTCTAACGCCTATTCAGGAGACACTAGAGTTGCAGCAACTGCATCTGCACCAGCAATGTCTGCCTTCTCACAAGACTTATGCGTTGTCGGATATAGTGGTGGAGTGTCAACATTCGGAGTAGGAATATCTGGTGGAAGTTATACTAGAGATGAGAACTGCGAAAGAATTAAACTAGCAAAAGTATTAAATGATCTTGGAATGAAAGTAGCTTCTGTTTCTATTCTTTGCCAAGACGCAAGAGTATTCCATGCAATGGAGAACTCAGGAACACCATGTCCATTTGAAGGTAAGATTGGAAGCGAAGCAACAGCGCAATGGTTGAAGTATGACAAGTTAAGACCAGATTATAATTTATATGTTGAAAAATTAAGAATTATTGAAGAAACAAAAAAGCAGGAGTCTTTACCTGAAAAAAAGTAATTGAAGATATAGACGCTTGGTACGAAGCAAAAGAAAATTCATGGTTATATTTTATACCTTTATTATTTGGCTTATTACTTCTGTAGTTTCATTCTCTCAAACAACAACAACTACAAACTTAACACCTAAAGTATTTACAACAACTAATGGTTGGAGTGGAACTAACTTATATTCTACTCATGGTAACGAAACTATTGCCGGTGTTAGTGGAAAGTCTATTCAAAATACAATCTCATTAACAAACGTAGGTTTATCTAAAGCACAAATTAATGAAGGATTTACTTCTAATCAAGGTGTTGATGTTTGGTATTGGTCTGGCAATCAAAATCAAAATGTTACTATGACGCAAATAATAACAGATGATAATGGCGGAGTAACAACACAGAATAAAATTATACCTTATACTTCAAGTTATTTTAATACATATACAAACACAGCTATCGTAGATAAAAATACACAAGCAAATTATAATATAACAAGTAAGTTTTCTTTTTACGAATCTACAAATTCTCCATATCATTATGCTGCTGATTTAAAGAATCCAACTTTATCTATTACTTATATAACTAATCCAACTCCACCTATTGTTATTGCTCCAATTGAAATTGTAACACCAATTATAGAACAAGTTAAAATTACAGAACCTGTCGTTGTTGCAATTATTGAAGCTCCAGTAATAGAATCTCCTATTATCGTTCAGCAATCTTCTGAACCAACAAAGGTAAATGAAACAATTCAGTTAACGCAACCAGTACAAGAACAACCAAAACAATCCACAGAACAACCTAAAGAAGTTAATAAAGAACAAGGCGTAACTAAAGAAGGAACAATACAAGAACAAAAATCTACAAAAGAAGAGTTACCCACAGCTAAAGAAAATACTACTGTTTCTACTTCAGAAGATAAGTCTGTTAAGACTTCAGTAAGCGAAGAAAAACCTTCTGTAACAAGTACACAACAGGAAGTAAAAACAAAATTAACAGACAATAAAATAGGAACGGAAGTAAAAATAGCAGAAGTAAAAGTGAAATCAGTACAAGAGATAAAAATTGACGCATTAAAAGTTAATCAACCTAGTTTAAGTGCGTATGAATCTAAACCTTTTTATCAGCAAAGACAAATGGTAGGTGTTCCTAATCCTAATTTCTTTATGCAATTACAATTAGAACAAAAACCTATATATGTTAATGTTAATCTAAACGATTACATAAACAAAGATCCATTGGTTGCTAGACAAAATATGTTAAAACAAATACAAGATGAACAGGATGATATTATTATCCAATTAGAACAATTAAGAAAAACAAAAGGTTAATATGATAGGAAAAATTAAAGATAATTTAAAAGAGATTATAGCAACTGTAGCAATCATTGGTGCTATTGGTGGTGGCTTTATTAAGTATGGAGAAATCATGTCAAAGATTGATAGCATTGATCCTGCTAAAGCTGGTCAGATTAAACAAGACTTAGCCATTGCACAAAAAGAAATTGAATTATTAAAAGTTCAAATGAAAGAACTTAGAGCAAGTTCATCTAATCCATTAGCAAGATAATGGTTGTCTATAGAGGAGAAAGATTCTCCGGATATAACAAACAGAAGAGAACTCCAGGCGAAAGAAAGAAGTTTGCTGTTCTAGCAAAGAAGGGTAACCAAGTTAAGATAGTTAGATATGGTGATCCTGAGATGAAGATTAAAAAATTTATAGCTGCAAGACGTAAGTCTTTTAGAGCTAGACATAATTGCGATACTGCTAAAGATAAATTTACAGCTAGATATTGGTCTTGCAAAAATTGGTAAATGACTAAGAAAAAATTTAGATTACAGCATGTAGGATTTTGTAAATCTTGCGCTGTTGAAATTATTAATACAGATTCATTTGTTATCTACGCAGATAGAAACTGTCAGCATGTAGATTGCATGGAGAAAGAATATAAAGATGGCATTTCTAAACCACAACATCCCAGTTTGGAAAGCAAAGATCAGACTAGAGTTTCTATATAATAAAGAAAAACATATAGGAGAAGAAGAGGATTGTTTAATCCATTCTATTACTACATTAGAAGGTAGAACTCCTTTATTTAATATCTTGCTGCCTAATGGCGCTAACTATGCAAGACTTCCTATACATGCTTTCTTTTCAGATAAGTATAATAGAAGTGAAGTAAAAGATTTGCAGTTAAAAGATTTGGCTTATTGGGATTGCTTATCTTATTATGCTGGTATCATTGAATACAATGCACTAGCCACTTCTCAATGTAAGTTTATAGATAGAGATAATAAAATGCACAAAGCTAATTATCAATTCAGTATTGATTATGCTCAACCTGATATGACATTATTAAATGTTACATATTCAGAAGTATCTCAAGAACATAAACACCACCATATATTAGAGATTAATAATACTGATGAATGGCAAGGTAATTATGCGTTAATGCCTAACAACAGAATACTATTTAATTTACCTAACTTTACTGTTAAGGATGGAATACCAGATTACAAAGTTAATTTGGATTATCCAAGTGTTGAGACTGACAGTTGGAAAACAAGTAATGATGATAGTCAATTTTATAAAACAAAGGAGTAACTATGCCGCTAACAAAAAAAGGTGAAAAGATAATGAAGGCAATGAAAAAAGAGTACGGCTCTAAAAGAGGGAAGTCAGTATTCTATGCTTCATTTAATAAAGGTATTATTAAAGGTGTAACTAAAGGTGGAAAAAAATAATGCCAACAGTCAATAGACCAACAGATCCAAAGTTATATGCAAGAATTAAAGCATTAACTAAAAGAAAATTTAAAGTATATCCAAGCGCATACGCTAATGCTTATCTTGTAAAGACTTACAAGAAAAAAGGTGGTGGATATAGAAAAGTTATGAAATAAAAAAATAATGGCTAGTGGTTTAGATAAATGGTTTAAACAAAACTGGGTAGATATACGTTCTAA